AGAGTATCCATTGATAGGTGCGTTCCTGCGCTCAGAAGTGCCACGTGGTCGCGAGGATTTGTTCTACGATCTCAAGGGCGAGGTTGATCAGGCGTATAAAACAATGACGATCAAAGCAGAACGCCTAAAAGATGAAGAGCTTGACAAGTACCTCAACGCCAATGAAGACCTGATTGCTATGCACGACTACGTTAATGAAGTTGACAACGCATTCAAGGAAATCAACCAGGCCATCCGCTTCTACGGCACTGCTGTAGACAAGACCATCTCCCCAAGTGAGCGGCGCAAGGAAATTAACGATCTTCAGAAGATACGTGGCGAGATCCTTGAGGGCATCGAGCAGATACGCAGACAGGCTGGCATGTAGCTACGACGTATCTACAGAACCATGATCAGGATGGTGCACGCCCCGCCATCCTGACGCTCTTTCCTGACGATGTGCAGTTCATCAATCTGAGAGTCTGACTCGTAGCACCCTGCGTGCTCGCAGGCATCGAGCAGGCTTTTGAGGATATTGTCTATATCGCGTTTCCTGCGATCCGGAGGGAACAGGTTAACGTGCACAGCCAGCCGCCCCTCTAGCGGCTCTACAGCGCGTTCTATGCACGCCTCAGCCACAGCCTTACGAAACTCCTTGCCGCGCTTACCGATGAAGCGGTGGTTGCCCGCTTGCCCCCAGTAGTGGTTGACGCTAGGCGGCCACGGCAGTAGCAACTCAATGGTTTTCATGGCGCCAACTATAACATTGTTATAGTTGCGATACAACAGGTGTGAAGGGATGGGTACAACCTGTTGACATATGATTTAAACCCTGCCACAATGCTTGCCCATCCACTGCTAGGAGAAAAAACATGATGGTCAATACAACCACTTGGGTTGACGAAGCCGCTATGAAGATAGCACAGGCTATGGTCACCAACGAGGAATCACACCGCAGCTCCAAGTACGAGATCGCGCGCTGGTCGTACGACATTGCGTACGCTTTGTTGGACGAGAAGACCAAGCGTGAGTCTGATGAGCTCATGTCCGCGCTATGAAACTCACCAACAAACACAACATACCGCAGACGTTCGTCAACATTCTGCAGCGCCCTACCTACACCAAGGGTAAGGCGCACTTGTCGGTAACACAGTTAATCAATAGCCCGAAGATCGTGGCGTTGACTAAAGTGTTTGAAGACGAGATCGAGCAGGATGTTGCCGACATGGTGTGGTCGATCTTTGGAACCGCCGTGCACAAGGTCTTGGAGCACGGCAAGGACGAGAACCACCGCATCGAGGAGCGTCTGCACGCAAGCATTGATGGCTGGGATATCTCCGGCGCGATTGACCTGCAGATCATCCAAGCGGACGGCATCGCCATCCGCGACTACAAGACCACGTCTGCGTGGGCGGTGATGAACGAGAAGGCTGAATGGGAGCAGCAGCTCAACATCTACGCTTGGTTGGTGGAGACGGTGAAGAAAACCAAGGTCACAGACGTTGGCATCGTGGCCATCATCCGTGACTGGAGCCGCCGTGATGCCGCTAACAAAGAGGGCTACCCCGAGGCGCCAATCAAAGAGCTGCCGATCAAGCTGTGGTCGTACGAAGAGCGCCAGCGTTTCGTGCAGGACAGGATCTCCAAGCACTCCGAGTGTGAGTTCGCTATGGAGACAGACCAACCAATGCCGCTGTGCACGGAAGAAGAGATGTGGGAAAAGCCCACCAGCTGGGCGGTCAAGAAGACCGGCGGCCTCAGAGCCAAGTCCGTTCACTACACGCAGGAGGATGCAGAAGATGCACTAGAGAAAGCAGGCAAGGGCTATGAAATAGAAGTGCGCCCAGGCGAGCGCGTCCGCTGCGCTAATTTTTGTCCAGTCAAGCACCGCTGCGAGCAGTGGTCCAAATTTCAACAGAAAGGTAATTGATGAACGTATACAAGAAGCTCCAAGAGGCACGCCTGAAACTACAGGCTATGCCACTCACCAAGTCAGGCAAGAACAAGTTTGCCGGCTACGAGTACTTTGAATTGTCCGACTTCATGCCGGCCATTCAAAAGATCTGCGGCGAGCTCGGTCTGTGCGGCGTGGTCAGCTTTAACCACGAGTACGCCACCCTGACAATCTATGACACCGATGGCGAGGGGTTCATTAACTTTGGATCACCCATGTCATCTGCCGCCCTGAAAGGCTGCCACGAGGTTCAGAATCTCGGCGCTGTGCAGAGCTACCTGCGTCGCTACCTGTGGGTCAACGCGTTTGAAATCGTTGAACACGACGCTTTAGATTCAACCACAGGGGCTATCGAACCGGTGAAGCCCAAGGCTGAGGTCAAGCCAGCGCCTAAAACTGTCATCCCTGACCGCATCGAGGGCATGGAAGGCGAATGGCAGATCAATGTTAACAAGCTCGTTGATGGCGAAGAGGCAGGTTGGTTGGCTGCTGTAGAGGCAGGTGCTGACCTGGCGTTGGGACACGCCGCATCGAGCGATGACGTAATGCAGATCTTCAAGAAGAACAAGATCCTCTTCGACACGGTGAAGAAGGTGGATCCCGATTTCTTTAAGACCCTGATGGCTAAGTTCACCGAAGTTAAAAACAAATTTTCTTAGGAGGCAGCATGGCATTCATACCCAAACCAAACACCGGCACTCTGTGGCCCAACGACCGCAAGGATAACGATCGTCAGCCGAACGTCCGTGGCGATCTGTTCCTTGACCGACAGTTCTTGAAGGATCTGATGCGCGACTCGGATGAAGAGTTAATCCGCATCGCCGTTTCAGGATGGACTAAAGAGCTCGCAGGTAAGAAGTGCCTCACCCTCGCTGCCTCGGTTCCGTACGTTAAGCCTGAGAAGACGGTGGTGAAGCAGACTCAGGTTGATGACGATGACATCCCATTCTGACATGAAGACCATGCAGTTTGAGGCGGTGAAGATCGCCATCAAGCAGGACAAGACAGGCTACGTCTTGACCCTGAATATGCACCCCGATGATATCCCTGAGGACTTGCTGCGGGATTTCGTTGGGTCGCGGTATCAGGTGGTGATGGTGCGCCTCAATCAGAACGAGCGTCCGATGGATCGAGAGATCGAGTTTGAGGGAGCGAAGTCCATCAAGATTGCCGGTCTGTTGTGTCGTGATCCGGGGTTCTGGAAATACTTGTATGAAGACAATCAAATCCTAGAGGCCAAGGAAGAGGAAGCAACGAGCTGGTTACGCGAGTACTTGGGTGTGACTTCACGCGCGGAGCTAAAGACTAACAAAGAAGCCAGGATTCGCTTGGATTCATTGAATAAGGAATACAGCACATGGCAACACGAAACCTAGTTCCATACTCTGTGTACTTGCCGCAGGAGTATCACAGCAAATTAAAAGAAGCTGCGAAAGAGCGTAAGGCATCAAGCATTGTGCGCGATGCAATTATGATGATCTTAGATGGTGGCGACGCATTCAAGAGTGGTTACAACAAAGCAGTGCGCGACGCTTCAAAGATTGTGTATGACTGCAAAGAAGCACAGATGGTCGCTGTAAATAAAAAAGACATCGGGCAAATTCTGTCCGAACAAATCCAACTGCTAGAAATGAAATAGGAGTTACAGATGAAAATTCGTCGTTATTCAAAATCTAAACGCATCGTGCGTATGCTTCAAGCTGGCGCGAGCACGCTTGAGATTTGCGAGAAACTTAATACTTCTCCTCAGTACATTTACACAGTCAAATCCATGAACCGTGAGAAGTTTAAGGACGCATCAGCTGAAGTGTTTGAGAGTGCAGCACCCGAGGAACCTAACTTTGATGCGATCCAGATTGGTGGCGATCATTACAAGAAGAACAAGATCCAAGTGTGGGACGCCATCCATGACTGGCGCCTTGGATACTTCAGCGGCAACGTGATCAAGTACGTTGCACGGCACAAAGAAAAAAATGGTATAGAGGATCTGAAGAAAGCCAGACACTATCTAGACAAGTACATCAAAATCATTGAGGCCACAGATGGCAAGTAAATGGTCTGATATTTGGAAGCTGCCAAAGCAAGATAGAGCAGAGGCAAGCAGGAAGGCTCGGTTCACACCGCCATCACCACCCCAGTCAAAGTCAGGTGGCGGGTGTCCACACAGGCAGCCATTCAATAAGTCTTAACCTACGGGGGAAAGCGGATGCTGACCAGTTAGCTGAAATGCAAAGGCAGTGCAGCGAGTACCCCACCATTTTGGAGGTGAGCATGGAAACAGTTCTGTTTAACTTCATCATTTTGTTTTTCGCGGCCAGTGGTTTCATGGCATGGGCGTTCATCATCTTCATCTGCATCCTGTACTTTTTTATCAATCGAGATTTGGATTTTTTTGATAGCGACAGGGAGAGACTTGGATGAAGCATATTGAACACACGATTGGATTAAATCATTTGTACGATGACTACGTTAAGGTCACCGCCTATGCAGAGCCTGACAAGGTGTTGGCGCTAGATATTTTGTACGTCATGCGAGACAAAATTAACGCAGCGATAAAGGTATGGGAGCAAGAATGAAACAATTTATGATTTTGTCACTGGCTGCTTTAACTGGTTGCTCTTCTATTACACCAATGGCTGAGTCCAGTCTTTCGGTAGACAAAGAGATCCAAGTCTTGAGTCGGTCAGAAGTGATCGCAGCAATTAAAGAGTGTGAGTCCGCAGGCACACGCCCCATCTTGATCAACGCAAAGCGCAAGGTCAACAACCAGATGGTTCCATCAATTATCGAAGTGACATGCTTACCCAACTACAAGTAGGAGACAACATGAACTTTTTTGAAAAACTAAAGATGCACCTAGAACACATCTTGATGCGTTTTAATTACATTGATCCGAACAACGACTATGTTGACGTGTTGAATTACAAGCACATCCCAACGGTGTACAACGCGAGCCATGCGCTACGTATGGAAGATGCACGCCAGTACCTACGTAAACGAGGCAAGTATTTTATTGAGCAGCGCACGGGTGGGTGGAAACCAACGCCGGCAGCAGAGACGGATGTGCGCAAGACGTGGAACCAGTACTTGGTATCGCAAGGAAGGTCGGTACTTCGGGTAGCTAAATGACAGCCATCGGATGGAGAAAGAGAAGAAAAATGCAAAGCACAATCAAGCAAATTAACAATGCAAAAGAGC